CTTTTGATCATAGCCCCATCAACTACGGGCTTATTTCGTTCATGCAATCGGCTCAATGGACTTCCCCCCTCATAATTATGGGCAATTGCACTTTTCTTTTTACGTTCACTATTTGTCTTTGTATTGGCATTCATGGCATCTTGTCCGAGCGGATCTTCTGCCATAGGATGATCTCTACGAGCATCGTGTTCACCACTTTGATCTCGGTCCTTGGCCGGATCTGCATATTCTTTTATATTTTTAGACTTTTCTGGACCCGTTTCATCTTCCGTTTCCTTGTCTTCATCCCCTTCTCCTTCTTCATTGCCACCCTCTATGTCCGCCAAATCGTCTAAACCCGGGCCGTCTTCTCCAAATTTATCCATATCTTCCAAGTCTGAACCTCCGAGACCGCCACTGCTATGCATTCCACCCCCAAGACCTCCACCACCGCCGAGATCTCCGATATCTTTGTCGCCATCTTCGTCATCGCCACCTTTGCCCCCAATCTTCTTAAACGGCTTGGCAGGATCATCCCCATCTTCTTCAATAGATGCGAATCTATACCTTTGTTTGGCATCCTCGACGATTTCTTCTCTAACTTTCTCGATATCATCCTCCGACATATTGAAGATGTTCTTATAAGCCCACTTATACGAGAAAAACTTATTTTCCACCATATCTGTAGCAACCGCAACCTTATCAGACCATATTTCAACCTTTTCTTTCTCAAATATGGTTGATGGATTGGTTAATTCTAATTCAAAATCCACAAGAGACTCGTCTCTATATCCCTGAGCATATAAATGAACGGTGGCAATTTTGCCTAATTCCGATGCAATAATACATTGTAATCGTTGAATTGTGCGAGCAAACCTAACATCTTCCGATGCCAAGGTCGCCTTTCCGCTAATTCCCTCTTCATATCCTAAAAATGCTTTGGGAATTTTGAGCGCAGACATCAATTTATTGCGAAGATATTCTATATCTTCAGTTCCAGTCCATTCCATACCACCAAGAGTATCAATCTTTGTTCCGCTGTCACCGCCACGAACTGGAATATAATAATCCTCCACCATATTTTGAAGATTAAATCTCAAATTATAATCGCCCGATTGCTCATCCATGTATGGAATTTTCTTCATTTTATCCATCATTTTTTGCATATAAGCATCGACTTCATTTGGCGGAATATTTCCAATATCAGTATAAAAAATTCGCTTTTCGGGAGCACGCATAATGCGATGGATAAGCATAGCATCTTCCATCAGAGATAGTTGCTTCCAAACTCGTCTAGCTCCTTCTATTAAACTCTTACCGTACGGCAAGAAATTACTATCATTAATTAGACGAAAATGCGCCACTTCATAATTTTCGAGAACCTCTGATTGTGTTGTATCTGTAGGACGAATTTGAAATTTAACATATCGCTTATTAGAGGGGTCAGAATTCTCAATCCGTTCAACATTATATGCGGAAATTGGCTCTACCATATAAATCCCATACTCGGGAGTAATATATAATTTAAGATAGAAATCTCCATATTTACACATATTTCTCACCCACGACCATAGATTAAATCTAACATTTAAGATTTCATCGAATAAATTCTCAAGAATTCGTTTTACGTTATTATTATTCGAGTGGACTGTTATCATTTTACCTACTTCATTGTAGGTCAAGCATTCATCTGCGTAAATATCTAATGCTGAACACATTATGGGGTCCATGTCCATCGTGTTTCCGACTATACAACTATCCGTAGCAAAATTTTCATATTTTTCAACTGTAACGTCATAAACCTCAACCTCTCCAACGCTCTCGATTGATATTATTTTATGATTTAAAGTGTTTTCAACTTCTCGTTTAAAAGATTTCCAGTTATGTCCTTCTTTTTTTAGTCGATTTTGAAGGGTAGAATGATCGCAATGAATGTGTTTAATAAAATCCCATATGTTTATTTTTGAATATTCTTTATAATATTCAAATGCTTTTTGTTTTACATTATCAAACGTAACATCATCTCTATAGTTTGGATTCTTTTTTCCTGTTTGATCTTTATTAATAAATGCTTCTTTTAAGGATTTTGATCTTTTCTCATTAGATTCAATAGTATGTTGTTTTCCATAAAATGGATTACTCGACCCGACACGTTCTCCATTCCAATGATGAACCGCCCGGTTAACATAATTTGGATGAGACTTCAACTTATGGAGTTGATTTTTATAGTTTTTCTCGCCCCATAATACATTTTTGTTGTGGTCGGAATGAAATCGTTTATGCTCTTTCCAATCCATTATTTCAAGATTTTCGGGCGTGTTATCCGACCCGTTGAAGTTTTTATGATGAATCACTTCATTTTTTTCAAGTGGTCTATAAAACTGCTCGGCGACTATTTTATGCTCTTGCTGCCATCCTCTCGAAAAGTTATATAACCTACGATAGCGTTTAAATCCATGTTTATTATATCCGTATTCTTTTTCGTAGAAAGGCATTACAGAATCTCCAACACGCAATTCGAAAAGGCGTTTTTTGCTTCCATCCCGCATTAAAAATGGATGTTTCAAACTTCCGATTATAGATTGTCCATTATCAAAAGTTATTTTATAACCTTGGCGGACGCCTTTCTTTTTCCTTGGATGATATGCTTTCCCAAGTTTTATGGAATCGGTTTCGTGATCATAGGAAAAAACCCAGAATCTTTCCTGTGGATTATTTTTATATTTCTCGGCCAGTTCTGCAATGGTAGGTCGTGATCCATCCGGTAATGGAATAATGGTATCTGGTCCCACACAATCATAGTCACGAAATAAATCCATCCGTGCCGCTTGATATGACATCGCAAAATCACGTGTGTATGCATTATATGCAGTCGAGCGAATACGATTAAATCTGTCACGCAACGAATTTCTATCCGTTGCGTACATAATATTATCGGTATCTTTTATTTTAAGCTGTTTGCCGCCTACGTTACGTACAATAACATCGGTAGAGAATAATCTCTTCAATCTCGCATACAGCGATTGCTTTTTAACGTCTAAAATCTGATCGTCAAATGGCTTAATTTGTGTTTGGTTTGGCATATTTTGTTCTTATTTGTGTTATATAACACATCATCCATATAAATATTTTTGAAAAACCTGTTATTAGCGTATTAACCAGTTCAGATCTTCCGTATTGTGTTGTCCGATTCCCTGCCTTCCCGTCTTCATAGTCCACTGTTCTCGTCCACGCTGAGCCGTTTGTGTCTTATAAAATGGCGTCTGATCCATTTTATTCATAGACAAATGATTTAAAGATGCTTTTGTTATATCTATTCCCTCTTGTCGTAACCGCAGGGCGGTATCTCTAACCCACAGTCCAATCCCAAGCGATAATATTAAATCGTCGTTATATCCCTTCATAGCTTGGGCTTTACCATTTTCCCAAATAAATGTTTCAAGCTCGGCGATAGTTCTTTTAGAATATATTCGTATTGCTTTTTCTCTGAAATATAATTCTAACTGAGAAATAATGATGGGACGGGTTTTTATATTTGTCGTGAATCCCGGTACTGCCTTTTTATCTTCCGAATAGTAATTGTTTGAAAATTGCGTGTCCGGATCTACATATTTTAGATCCTTAGTCATATAAAACAAGTTTGGATAGTTTCTATCTATAATTGCCTGAATTGTCGCCCATCCAACATTTTCCCGCTCGGGAATAAGCAATGCGTTATTATATTCCGTTCCAAGCGCCACCAGCAAATTTCCAAAATCCTTGGTTCCTAACTGTCCCTTATATTCGGCACATTGTTCCAATGTCGTCGCATTAATAACGTGTGCTGCCGAAAAATCGCTACCATCGCCACGAGCGGTATCTGCGGACAATAAATATGTCTGGGTATAATCAGGATATTGCCATACCCATAAGCCACGATCTGCTCCACGAATATCCGTGGGATCTTTTTGTATATTCTTTTTATAGAATTCTACGATGGACAATTCTACAACGTTGTCACCCGATGCTAAAAAGTCGCAGTCAAATTCTTGCGCAGCTTTTTTAGAACTTCCTATTTTTTCACCTTCTACTCGCCTCCACTCCTCGGTTCGTTCGGGGTGTAAATTCCAAGGCAATTTAATAGGGTGAAATCCATTCTTTCCTACCTTTTTGCCATTATCTTCTTCTGCACTTTGCCACATTCTATGAAACCAATTACCAACTCCTCTTGGAGTTTGGTGCCCAATAATTCCATTATAAATGATAGAATGACACCAAAAATCATCACTATTTTCAGGAAGAGAAAAGTCAAACGTTTCATTTTCCGAATGTTCGATGGACGTAATTTCACACCACACGACGTCGGATTTTATTATATTATTCCAGTAAATTTGTGTTTCGGCTGATAATAATCCATAAAACATAGCATACAATGTAATAACATTTTGCCGAGATATATTATTGCTCTTATACTTGGTCGGACTACAGTAGCCATTGACTTGAATATTGCATCGCTTATTTATTTCGGTATACGTCATTCCGGTTGCCTGGACTATTTCCTTAACCAATTCCAATGAATCGGGAATGACATCTTTACTACATGCACGACCAACATTCATTTTTACTATGGGTGGCCGGAGTGTTTGTTTTCGTTCTAATCCAAACCCAACTCGATTGAAAAAATCAATCATATAGCGTCCACAAATTTCTAAATTGTGCGAATCATGATTATGTTTTATTTTTCCATTTCTCGAATTCAAACTGTCTTTCGTTTCCGATACTATACTTCCGAGAATACCAAAATTATGAAGCAACATCCGAACTTGTTTTATTAACTTGCAAGATGTAGATGTAAGTTTTACGGCTTTTTTTGTGCTGCACCCATCTCCATCAAAAATACCACGTAATAACCATTTAATATTGTCGCCAGACATCTCCATTAATCGAGGAGGAATATATTTTTGATTTGCCTTTACCGATACGTCAAATCCTAAATATTCCATCAACTCAATAAAATTTTTATTTGATATAGTATAATGTAATCCATCCAGACAACTATATGTCAAATTAAGCTTATCAAATACCCACGAAATATTGTCTCCACACGTGATAGTTAGAATTCCTCCCACAAAGTTATCATTTTTGTCTACGACTTTGTATACACTTCCTTCAGCAATATACAATCCAAGTAAATACGCCATTTCTATACTAATATTTTTTGGATGATATGGAGAATGTATCTTGGGCGATATCGACGGCGTAAATGATGATATATCATCATTATTTCCCCACATTTTTTGCCCATATTGAAGTGATAAAAAATCACCTACTTCCAATTGAGATGACTCATACCAATCATATCTTTTTGTACTTTGCTTATACGCCCACACCTTATGATTATCGGTGCATTCGATGGACGAAAACTTTGTTTTTAAAATGTTTGTTTTCTGTTTTCCGTTGTTGTGAAATAAGTTTCCACATCTTATGCCATCGACTCCCATCACGTTATATTTATCTATTTCATATCCGCCAATTTTCGATTTATCTACAAATGATCCGATTTCTTTTATTCCTTTCGATGTTATTACCATTGTATCTTTGGTTACGCAAGATAATACAATCGACGATCCTCCGGTTGATAGCGTCGGCTGTGCCGAAGTCCACAATTCATCCGCTTCATCGATTAGCCCCGCCTCATCTATTATTAATAAACTTAAAGCGTGTCCTACTCCAGACTTCTTTGTAGTTGATGCGGCTTTAATTTGAGATCCATTTGCAAATTTGAGTGATAATCTATTGTCCTCAAGACATTTTACTTTAAGCCACGTGGGGAGATTTTCATTTGCGAATCTAACCTTGCCGATAACTTCCTTCGCATCATCCTGTTTTAATGAAATCAGCAGAATATTCTTGTCCTTATGGAAAATCATCAGCCACAGCGAATATACAGCAACAAGAGTAGAAATGCCCATCTGACGAGATTTTAAAATAATATTAAACTTATAATCGTGAAACTCCTGAAGAGTTTCTTCTTGAAACTTATATAAATTAAATAAAATCGTTCCCCGAACTGGATGTTGAATCTTGGCGTAATATTTCATAAAATACACCGGAGATTCCAAGCACTTTGTATATTCTTGCTTGATCAACTCTTGATAGGAAAGCTGCGGCTTGTTAGACATAAATTTCTAAATTGTATTTTTTGGCATTTTCTACATATATCTTTTTACACTTATTTTTAAGTTTGGAAAGATTCGCAATGTACTTTTTGATCAATTTCAAATCTCGCTTGGCATCTTCTATGATTTGCTCTCTATTGGTATTTTTCCACCGTTCTACAAATCCCTCCGAGTTGCATATCATAGTAACATCGCCACCATCCTGTTGAAAGAAATTCAGGGTTTCGGAAATTTTATCTCGTGCATCTTTTAAAAACCCCATTTCATTGGAAGCCAATTTCATGGTCTCATATTCGGAATGGATTCCGAGTATTCGCAAATTAGTTTCATAAGTTATAAGACAATCGGTGCAAAGTCCTGTTTTGCGGAAGAAGAGTTGATCAGTTTTATCTCCCCATCGCATCTCTTTTTGACACTTTTTGCATACGTCCTTTCCTCGGGCCTCTCGAATAGCTTCAGCCATTTTATTGACTCTGGTAGGTCCGCCCACTTTCTGTTCCCACTCTATCCCCCGATTATCCGTCCACCGATCTCCTACATTGCGTTTGGTATACTTTTTTCCCGTATATCCAATTTGGACCCACGGTCTTTCTCCGCTAAGATATGAGCGTACTATATCCAGATTGCTTTTGTCTTTATGCATAACTTTCTTCTCAACTCTACGTTTTTCAATTATTTATCGACACAAATAACTATTTGTGGAAAATCGTAAAATTCTACTGATATGTGTATTTTGTACCATCTGGCCTCACTTCAATTCTGCGACCTTGGCTTAAATCCCCGATATAACGAACGCTGAGCGCCCTGCCCTCTCCACCCGATGTGAGAATGCTCAAATAATCATTTGTATTGATATTATATGAGGGAATGATGGTTGCATTAAAAGTAGTATAATTAGGATTGGGGGAGTCTCCTCCCGTAGATCCAAACAAACTCTCACCATTGATATCAAATGTCTGGACAGTCTGAAGGTTTGAATAAACAAGCGTGGAATTAATGTCATATAATTCCGATCTCAATTGCCACGGCTCATTCGCAACATTAATTTTAAATGGAACTTTAGTTATTGATGCGTCGGGAGAAAATCCATAATCCCCATAAATTCCGATGGATAATTCCGAAAATGTGGGTTTGCATAAGTATGGCACAATTACCAGAGTGCCATAATAATCGGATAGCGGTGTAAAATAAATATATTGTTTATCCGCAAAAATTTTAAGGTCGATTTGGTCTTTAATCTGAATTTCGCCTAGTTTCCACCCATATGGTGGAATATAATACTTCTCCTTTACAATATCCGAAATGGAGCTGGTCAAATAAAATTCTATTTTGGCAGTCTCATAACTTGATTTTTCAACTGTTAGATTTGTAGAAATTACATATAATGACCCCGATTTAAGATCTATAAAATTAGAATAATAATGAGAGCCCGATAATTTATTGAAGGCGTCTTGATCATATGGGTAATATATACAATCATTGGTAGAGTCAGCAGTCGCATCCATCTTTGCAATAACATACTTCGACCCATCCATTAGTTTATAATTGGTTCCCGCCATATCAATCGTCATAGAATTAATGCGTGGCGATACCGAATGAGACAGTCCAATCTCAGCCGAGCTGGTAAACCAGTATCTATCAATATGACACTGATTATAAAAATTCCCTATGAGATTATAAGTTTTGTTGGATGTTACCGGATCTACGAGCAGATCCCTAAATGTAAGTGGTTCGTCGGCGATGAGTTGATAGTCGCCGGGGTAAAGCATACTTTTACGATATAATTTATGTCTTGCGACAAATCCAGTAAACGTAGTCAAGTTTCTATATAGAATTTCAGCATATGATTCTCGCTGATATAAAGTCTTTCCATTTAAATCGGTATATTTGCTATATGCGTCCAGTGCTGTATTATATGCAACCCATTTATATGATGATGTAAATCCGGCGATATTAATATTAGTTACCCCCTGATCTTTCCCGGCAGAAAAGAAAAACGGACTATCAACTTGAAGTGTGTTGGAATTTAATACTTTTTTTATTTTGAAAGAGGCCGTAACATATGCATATTTCTCTTTATATGAAAATGGCTCTTGAATGTATTGTGTAACTAACGTAATTGCCTGCCCCTCCATCTGCGAATTGAAAGATTCTGTCGGATAAATTGTCGGAGCAATAGCGGCAGCATTCGAAGAGTTAAACGTTATACGATAATCCGTTTCCGTTTTTTTAGGATTAATATAACTTTTAATCGTATCCTTCTGTGGAGTTATAGCGTTACCAAAACAACTTCCTGTAAAATTGATATTAGATGTTAGTTGCGGAGCAATGTCGCCAGAAATGACGTTGTAGAGCAAAGATCTGGCCTCAATCGTCGGCGTGGATTGAAATCTAGTCTTAGAGACATTATTAAGAGTCTTATCTATGGAAATATTGGCAATCCATCGAACAACTTCGTTTTTCGCAGTCGTTCCAACGAGTGCAAGTTTTCCCGCCCCATTATATATTTCATTATATACATGAATGGCAACAACAAACTTGGCGATGTCTGTATATTGAGTACTACTGCGGGGATAATCTAAATATAAGTTATTCCCATTAGAGTCTATGCATTGTACCTTTATTTCAGCGCCGTCTTTGAGTAGATTGCTTCCATTAAAGGCAATAGAATTTTTCCCCGCAGTAAATACGGGGGCAAATTCGACAACTTCGAAGTATTTTGATAAGTGTGCAGTGTCCTCTATATCCACTTGCATCGTGAATAATCCACGATCTATTCCACGCTTATTGAACCCTGAAAGTAATTGTAATGACATATATCCTATAAATAGGATATATTCACATATTTAGTAAAAAAAGGTTGAAACTTATTATATTTATCCCAACTGCACCTGTCCACTTCACTCGAATACGACTTTTGATGTCGTCCCATCGTGAAGGATTTCTATCTGTTTATCCACTGCATCTCGGATATTGTCAAGATGTGAAATGATAAGGATGAAATCGTAAGAATGTTTTAATATTGAAAAAAATGTAGGCATTATGGCGAGATGCTCTTTATCCAATGTTCCCATACCTTCGTCCAACGCAAGGAAGTTTGCCATTGGCAAATTGGAAATGTTAGCCAGTGCCACCCTAATTGCTATACTTGCAATAAAACGCTCGTATCCCGACGTTAACTCGATTGGCCATCGCCCATGCTCGTATACCACATACGGTACAATATTTTTACCGTCCGTCTCAAATTGAACGGTATAATCTACAACTTGACTGAGGATGGAATTGACTTCTTTTTCAATTTCGGGCACGGCATTGCATATAACCTGATATGGTATACCATCACGCCCGATGGCGGTGAGATAGTGTTGGTAACATTCGGATTCATACTCCATTGCTGCAATTTCTTTAATAGTGGCAGTGAGTTTGTCTATTTCGGTGCTAAAATGCCCCCGCTTTTCAGAAACCTCCATAAGAGCACGATTGGCCTTTCGAAATTCCACATCCAATTTTGTTAATGTATTTCTAAATTCATCAATATATAATTGTATCTTAACATTAGATTGCACGGTAGTCTCATTGCGATGGTAGATTTCTATTTGTCGAACGGCAGTCTTTATTGCGGCGTCTAATTTTTCCACGTCATTGTTCGATATAATTATCTTTTCACTCAGCGATGACTGTACACTTTTTAATTTTCCTTGCTCTACTAGAAGTGTTGTATATGTTTCATATAATTTGTCAACCCACTCATATTCGGCAAATTTTTTCTTGAGGGTATCCATCTCTTCCATCATTGCGTCCGATTCCTTCTTATCATTTTCTAGCTCCTTTTTAGCTTGATAAGCATCTTTGACGAATTGATTCTCCGTACAATATTTGCAGGCCGGATCAAATTTATGAGTTTTAAGTTTCTCCACCTTGTCCAATTTAGTTCTAATTTCTATTTTCTTAGATTCTATTTTCTGCTTAGCCGCTGCAATTTTACGAGAAAGATCTTTATAAATTTTATGACTTTCGACAAGGTTGGACTTCTCTATATCTCCAATTTTAGACTCTACGCTTGATTGGTTCGACTCGACTTCTAAAAGCGATGCCTTCGTCTTTGTTATAAATTCTCGTTTTTGTAAAAGCGCCGTCACTGCCGCTGTATGTTGGGAGTTTAATTGTCCCAAATCAGTCGGCACACTAGAATCCAATTTAATAAGATTTGCAGTTTCTTTGGTAATTTGCTCATTGACTGCTGCAATTTGGAGTTTTAAATCATTTACTCTTACCTCGCATTCTGTAAAAAGGGTATTTGCGTGATTCAGCGCATTTTGACTTTGTTGGAGTTCTACCTGATAATTTTTGGCTTTATGAAGTTTTAATGCAACATTCAATTCTTTAGCACGCTCTCCACCTGCGTCGTGCAATTTATCGAAAATATTAAGGCCGACGAATTGTACTAATAAATCCTTTCGCTCAGTATTTCCCATATCAATAAATGACGTAGAATTTTTGGCATTTTGAAAAGCCATCGTCGTGAGAATAAAATCATCATATGTGCCAATATAATTTCGAATAATATCGTTGGTATTTGATCTGGCATTACCTCGGAGTGGTTCTTCGACGCCATCTTTAATTCTCCAGAAATAAACATCTACCTTAACATTTCCACCTGGTGTAATCGTTCCCGTTCGCTCAATAAAATAACGAACCTCCGCAATTTCAAATTCCAATTTACAGCGAAAACTCGATTTTTGAGTATTAAGAACGTGCAGCCCTTTGAATCCTCGCTCGAATTTATCAAATAAACAAAAAAGAAAAGCCGATAAAATGCTAGATTTGCCACTTCGATTTGGTCCGAAAATACCGTAAATTCCATCCATTTGTGTGAAGTCAATAACATTACCTTCACCATACGTAAACATATTGTCAAATTCGAATCTGATAGGCTTCCATTTCAAATTACGAACGAAATCGTCTTGCTTTATAAGTTGATTTGTAGAACGATTGATTGTAAGAATATCATCCAGTTTAGTGGAGCTAGATATTCCAAGTTTCTTGGTCAGAAATTCGGTAATAAGTTTATCTTGATAATTAACATTCGTAAGATCTGTTAATATAATATCTTTACAAAATGGAATAACATCTGTTTTAGCTTGTTCCTGCTCTACTCGGACATGGGCAATTTCTATAACTTCCGATTTTGTTTTTATATCGGCGATGATTGCTTTAACATCGGACATATTACTATTAAGGCATTTAACTCGCAATCTGACCTTTTTTGGAAGATCCAATAAGCTCGTGCAAAGCCGTCCATTTACAATATCAACGGTAAAATATCCATAATCATTTGGAATGTCGTGGTGAGTGTACGAATAATCGGATAAATTCCACAATGTATAGCCGTGTCCCGTAAGAAATTCGCCGTGATTTTGCACAATTAGCGATCCACAATATCGTATGCAAGGCTTGGAATTGTCGGGATCATAATCTTGCATATCTTGCATTTTATGAATATCTCCCAACAATGCCAAATGATGACCATCAAATAGGGGCGGCATAATTGCAGGATTTTTAACTGTATACCCCGTATCTGACGTTGCATTATCCACAGCCCCGTGAAATAATGCTATAATATGCTCATATTGATTGCGATATATCGATGGAATATTCTCTCCCCGAATATAATTTTCGGTGGGGTCGAATACACTCATATTGTTAAATAGAATATTCCCAAATCCATACAAGTCGGTAGATTTAAGATAAAAGAGATTTGGGTTGTTTAAAGCATCTATTATCGGGGAGATCGAATCCAATCTTGATTTATTAGAAAGTGTTGCGTCGTGATTGCCCGCAATTATAATAGTGGGAAATAATTTGGCACATCCGCCCAAAAAATAAGACGCTATATTTATACATTCGGGTTGTAAATCCGTCTTCGAATGAAATATATCCCCCGATATAACAATGCACGTTTCTTGTCCGGGATATTGTGCAATATCTTTTAGGAAATTATTAAATACCTGTTTATATTCATCGTGTCGCTTCAAAAGCCGGATGTGAATATCTCCGATATGAACTATTCGAGTATACCGTTTATTTGTCTGCAATATTTTCATAGATTTATATCTTCCATTAACAATTCTTCGTAGATATTAAGCGAACAATTGCTTTCTAAGCAAAAATGAAGAATCCACTTCTATCGCAGATTCTATGCATTGCCATGCCTTTTTAAATCCGACCTCATTGGCATCTTTCCCACCCGTAATATTTACAATAAATGGCGATATTCCAAGTCGCAACAATCGTGTGCAAATCGACAAAGACTCCTGTTCGGCGTCGGCATCTAAACAAACATAAACCTTCGGCACATTGTTGGAAATTAATTTAGAGTAAAGTGTTTTAGATGGAAATTTTCCAAATAATGGAATGGCATTTTGTCTAATTGCAATGGCATTGAATGCGCCTTCCACCAGAATTACAGGCTCATTATAATTAACAAAGCATTCAAATCCAACTAAATCCATAGAAACATTCGGCTTTTTATGTCGGGGAATGCCATCCACGTCATAATAACGCCGACCAATAAAAAAATTAAGTGCCCCTTCGGCATCATATGATGGAATAATAATGTGATGTTCATACTCGCCATCTTCGCAATATCCCAAGTGATATCGGAGTATATCTTCCCGACCAACCCCACGCCGCTTCAAATATGCGATTGCGTTTCTATATTCGGGCGAATTTCGTGGTATTGATAGTGGTTTAAATTCATCGGGCAAGACAACACACGACTCGGAGTCCGATTCAGATCTACGGATAATGCGAATATCACCCGTTAATTTAAAAACAGCATCTCTGATATTCTGCGGAGCATTGAGTCTTTTTAAAAGATGACCGAATGAACTACCTTTCGTGTCGCAGCGCCAACAGTGATAATTCCCAACTCTTGGGCCAGATAAAGCAATCTCCAATTTTCTGGTTATTAGGTTTTTATCGGCACAAAAAGGACAGTGGAATATCAATTGTGACCCCGCCTTGCGAAACTTCCCCTGTTGAGAAAGTGCCTCATTGAGAATGGAAACCAATTCAGATTGAATTAACATTGCGTCCTTATTTTGTCAAATCGTTGTTTTGCGCTAAGCATATCAACGATATTACAATATTGGCCAATAAAACTCAACTTATTTTAATATCCTCCCGGTCTGCCAAGGTTTCCTGTAATCGTGGAACGGCCATGTGTAGATCGATCTCATACCATTCATTGCGAACACGTTTAGCAAACGGCTTCATTAATTCTTTAATTTGTTTCTCTGCGGCACGAACGTCGGGGTGAAAGATATAAGATTCCACCTTATATTTACGTCTTGGATCTGACGTTTGATACGTTCTCAATCGAGAAGAAATGTCTTCCGTAATCCCAACCTTCACATATCCTGGGAATGCGTCATTTGAAATTAAATATAAAAACCCTTCTTTCAAGTCAACGAATATAATTCTTTATATTTGGGATCGGAATGCATACAATCGTCGCAGATGAATTCTTCTTCCCATCTGGCAAATTCGTGCCAATTTAATCCCGCAACATCATAATAACCCTCTGTAATTATTGCGCCCGTATGCGGACATTTGTCTATCGTTCCCTGAATAACTCGTCCACATCTATCACAAGCAATTGTAATATTTTTCATACATTAATAAATATCATCCACCATCTATCTTATGAATGTTTTTTTACTATTCTATATTAACGGAGCCAGAAAGCCCCGATGGCTTTAGGGTAGGGGAGCATTCACATTGCACAACTAATGACGACTGCATCATACATATCACCATTTTTTTCGTCCCATTTATTTTTTGTATTTAGCTTTTCAAAGCGAGTAATTTCTGGACGAATTTTTGGAAGTTCTTGTTGAACATATTCTTTACCTGTAAGACCCTTGACTCTCGCTTTTCCCAATACTGCTTTACGAGCGGTCGCAACATTAATTAGATTGACGGGAAGCTTCCATTGCTCCGAAATAATATATTCAAACACCGCATTAAACCTTGCCAGTTTAATAATAGTCTGTTGACTTGTTCTACCCCCCATAAATCCCGACAATGCCGCCTCGAGGTTTATTTTAGTTATACCCGCTCTGTGCGGGTTGGAATCTAATACAGAAATAACGTGAAATGCTTTATCCTTATTACTTTTAAATTTGGACAATTCTATAAATCCCGCATCTATAATTTTAAGTCCATCCCAAAATGCCCAACCGCAACATGCTGTTGAACAATCAAATCCCAGTGTCATATATTTTATAACTTAGTTTAAGTATGTACAGCAAAAATCGTCTTGCCGACATCTAATACATAGAAGCGTGCAAGACGATTTTTTAAAATTTATTTGAAGTTGCTATATTTTCTCGTATCTATGCCCTTTACATATCGAGATTGTCCATCCGTTCCTTGTCCATTAGATTGGACAACTTTGAGTTGAGAAACCATTGGCTGAACTTTAACTACATATCCATTCGGAGTTTGAAATGCTTGCCCATTGGCGCTTGCCGCATCTATTACTTGACCGGATACGTCTGCCCCCTTCGGAGGGGAATATTGAGAACTGCCATCAGACCCATTGGACTGAACAACTTTAAGTTGAGAAATTCCGGTCTCACTCTTTGCCACAAATCCATTTTTGGTTTGATATGTCTGTCCCGACACACTTTTAGCGTCAATGACTTTTCCAGGTGAAACTTCGGTATTGGGCTGTCCCAGCGTTTCCTTTACATCGAACGCACCGCCCGCACGCTGGGTAGCATACCTGTCATTAATGTTTTTCACCAACGAATCTCTATTAGTTGTATCTGGCATATGTTTTTATCCTTTTATATAAATATCTATCAGAAGTCCATTTTGACTACGAAATTTATAGGAAGTTCGGGCGTAATTTTAATTGGACTTCCTAATTTTGCTATAACAACGAGATCCAGTCCACTATAAAGACCGATGGTAGTAGCCATTGGAGCAAGAAATGATCCAGTTTTATCCAATGCGACGGATTGTTCATAATTCATAAATTGCGGATCAATATGTGGTTTCACGCTCTTCCGAGTAAGATAATCCATATAATCTACGACATCACTAAATAATTTACGTTTGCACGATGGAGTGATATATGCCGCATAATTCTCCTGGGTCAGTCTGTTCGCAAAATATTTCCACATAATGTTCATATCCCGAACATCAATTTTATTATCATCATTCAAATCGAGCACATCTTGCATTTGCGTATCCTGAGTTTCCCACGTGTAAATACTTTCAGACGTATGGGTACTTGTATCGGGATCGTCATATATTTCTTGATACCACCGCAGTAAGCTCTTTTCATCATCATTGACGACCACCGACGAACTCCAATCGGTCGTGACTGGAACGCCCAATTGAGACGTATTTTTATATTGCATATATCGCAAAATAATATCCACATCTTGAAAATCAACCCATCCATTTTTATTTACATCCAACGATGCAGATGTAGATAACAGAGCCGTTGGATTAGTACTAACATTAAATTCCCCGGGATTTACGGTGCAAATTACTTGTTTTTCGAAAATAGTATGGCTACTCTTAAATTCCAAATCATACTCATAATTAAATGTGTTCGGCGGATTAAAGAATAACCCATCAAATGCAGATCCGGAGGTCATTATTACAATTTTTCCGTTGCGATAAAATACGTTCCCAACGTGAAAATCCGACCGTAAATCGTTAAGATTATAAATATACGCCTTTCCACTTATACTGTCCATGACTACATTGTTGCTCGCAGTTGTAGTAATGTTAATCTGGCGCACATCATTGCAAAGATAAAGCGGGGCTCCTACTACCATTGATTTATCGGCGATTCCGACATCAAACCCATAACTACGATATGGACTAAGATATTTCTTCTTTTTTTGATAAATATTGACTATATCCCATTCCGAGGACGATGTATTTCGAGCCATCAGCATTGCTTGGCCACATAGAAGATTTTCCAGATCCGAATTACATTGGTGTAGTTGTTCTAAAGTCCCCCCAATATACGATGAACTCATACTTATAACATTTGTCTTTGGACTTCCAACAATGATATATTCACCAAACATTTCTACAGACCATCCCAAACAATTATTTTTAAGGATATTTTCATTGCCATAAGTTTTAAGAGCTTGTCTGAATATGGTCGGAGCGGGAAGCTCATAACTCTCAGGGAAAAGACACGATGTTATCTTCCCTGTAGGCGCACCCGAACTGACAAATTCGGTATAGACAAATTTACCACCATCCGTTTTCCACAATTCATTACAAACACATCCATTACTAAGTGGTATATTAAATCTAATAGGCCCGCCATCTAAATCTCCATTTAAATAGACCCATATTTCGGAATGTGCCAATAAATAAACGTGTTTATCATATGCATATACGCCATATGAATTGTGTGCGACCGGATACGCTTTAAAATCCAAATTTGAGCCGCTGATTTTAAAAATATTCCCCCCACTTTCTACAGATGCGTATACAAATCCGTCCGAATATGCAATATCATCCGTTATTGATGCGAATGGCGGTACAAATGGTCCCACGGGAAAATCTACTGACAATGTCGTCGTAATATAAGATAAATCAGAACATTTAACTTTTGCGATATGGCCCCATGTAGTGGTAATGTAAAAATGTTCATTATCAGAATCCATAACCGATGCGTGGGGACGCCGAGGATAATATGTCGGATTTGAACCGGATATCCACACATTGCTTGCTACCGTTGCTCCGCTGACAATATCAATTTTTAAAATTGTCGCCGCATATGGATAAGATCCAGTCATAGCAGTATACAAATAATTGCCATCGGTACAGAGAGGCAGCAATGACTTGTATGGCGGCAATTCTCTGACAAGAATCTGTTGATCTTGCAAATTGTTTGGGTTTACACTAATAATACTTCCCGAAGCAGTTGCATTTACCATAAAATACAATCGATTTGTAATTTCCGAATAACATGCCGCAGATATTCCAGTACCGGCATTACAAATTGCAGAATCTATATCTGAAAGATTATTATCGGGATTATTTAAGCGATATATCTTTCCGCCCCATCCTCCACAATATAATTTATTATTTACTTTAATCGTAGCGTGTGGATATAATTCGGGAGTAATAGTAGATTCTATAATTGTGGGAGATATGGTATCTTCTGCTATAGTCCACTGAATTGCCGAATTTGGAGATTTTGGCAACGTGTAAGATGTAGGACTGCCTCTGGGACATCTCTCAAAAATATATGCCGAGCCTTGTCTATAAACACTAGATCCGCTGTATTCTTTAAAACTTCTATCATAAGGTTCGCCGATTGTAACCGTATCTCCATAAAGCGATACCGATTTTCCGAACCAATTACCATCGCTCATTGTTAACTCATATGGTAAATAATTACCAAATGTCATTGGATGGGGCGTTTTATCCGGAATAAATGTATATGTCTGATTCCATTTGCCATTATAAAATTCGAAATAATATGCTCGGGTATTGTATGGATTTCCGCAGCCAATGATCATACTATGACTTGTAGATCCCGCACATTTATTAAGTTTTATAGAATATCCGAATTGAGCGTCCGCCAACGCTCCTGACGGTTCTAATTTTTGGAAAAATGACCACGTGACAGATGCCGTACCATTTCCTTCTAAACTAGAAGTTGGCTCATATCTATAGACATAGACCATTCCTTGCGAGCCGCTTATTGATGGAGATCCCACCGCCGCCCATGCATTATTGATCGAAACACTCTTCCCAAATGATTCAGAATTCCAATTTAAATTATATGTGTCGGGATCATACAACGTAAATACTAAACAGTCGGTAATTGGAGTAAAATTAAGATACTCGCTAATTTCAAGATTATAAATCTGCGCACTTGCTATGGAAGCTGTAAAAAGAGTCGCAGTCGTTTGTACTATTTGATTGCAATGTGGTGATCCAACAATCAAAT